CTTCAAAATGTCCGCCACATCACCACCATCCACCAGCTCTTTAGCAGGTCTAAGGTAGGGTTGTGCAGGTTGCTTCACCGTTCCGTATTCTTGGAAGTACGCATGTTCCACATTCGACCCTACATACACCTCATTGTCTTTCAATCCTGCCTTGTCCAATGGCTCTGCCTTCTGGTCACTAGAGCGGTTGTTGAGTAGGGCACTCTTGGTAGGACTTATCACACTGATGGAGTTCCTAAGCTGTCCTTGGTCAACCGGAGCAAGCACCTTCGCCTGTGAAGCAATGACCTTTCCGTATTCAAACGCTGTCTCTACATTGGCACGCTCTACTGCCTTCTTTACATTGACCAGCTTTGTTCTGGTTATCTTGGTCTTCACAGTATACCCCCACTATCGCCTAGGACAATGTAATCTTCCGGCGGAGTATCGGTGATAACCTGTGTATCAATCCGCTCTGCACCAATGACACACACGCTTCCTGCAAAGCCCACGTTGTCGGGGAAGACTATCTTGTACCAGAGTTGATCGTGCCAGATGATGTTCTCCGGTGGAGGTGCAAAGCCTTGGTCAAAAATAAACACCTTGTCTACCGTATCCCAGACCTTCTCATTAAGCAGTCCCTTCAAAGCGTTCTTCTGGTATCCATGGGCCGCTACCTTGTAGTCGTATTCGTATGATGATTCCATTTCCCCTGTCATTGGGTTGTAGGAGGAGAGCGGAGCGTAGAAAAGAATGTCTGTGGTTGGAAAGTCGTTGAAATGGGATAGGATATTACTGAACATCATCCTACCCTCTGAATCGGTGTGCCTAGGTCTCTAAGGATATCGATAGGATATCCCCATTGCTTATCTATGTGCTGTGCGTAGCTCACGCTCAACACACCCATGCTCTTGCTGGTGATATCACCACTCTCCACATTGGTGTTCATACCGTTCATTTTGAAAGCAAGCATCTTGGCTATGGGAAAGAGCATACCATTACTAATGGAGGTAATCACATAATTACCTGCCCCTGTGGTTGCCTGTGAGATTGTCGCAATGCCGTTCTCCTCGTCATAGGCGGTTATGTATGTTTCATCTGGAATGTTTGGGTGAGTAAGTACCCTACCGATTTCGATAGGGTTAGCGAGTCTCTGAACTCCGGTTCCATACTGGAAATAACGCTCGGTTTGTGCAGAGCGAAGATTCCATAGATTAGATATGGTCGTTGAACCAGATTCAAACGTACAGTCTACTTTTTCGTTAAACTGATTGTTCAGAATCCTACGCACATCATTCTCCACCATCGGAATGAGCATAGCCAACTGTATGTCATAGTCGGTTGTAGTTATATTGAGCAGTGTCTTGACGGTATCAAGTGTTATCATATTCGAGTATCTCCAAAGAATAAGGAGGAGTTTCCTCCCCCTATATCGTTATGGAAGCAGATACGCTTCGATTGTAGCATCAGTGACAAGACCGCCAGAAGCGGCATCAATATTGATTGTTCCATCACTCTGTAGGAAGCGTGATGTCTCAAGCACGATGCACACAATATCGGTTGCCCCAATGGTAAGCACCTCATCACCAAGAGAAGCATCAGAGAAGGCACCAGCCTTGACAGTAATGGTCATTTCTGTGGTTCCACCAGCTACTCTTATCAACAACCTGTCATGCGCCATTTCGGAAGCGTCAATGACATGGTCATTTGTCAAATCTACAGCAACAGGAGTAATCGCATATTTTGCGTTATATACTAACATTTTCGAAACGGTAACAGCAGTTCTAGCCATATTTAACCTCTATAGTTAACACACGTTTTACAGAAGGAGGCCTTCTTGTCGTATGTTTTCGGACATGAATCACAAGGGTTTGCGATTTCCTTTACTGGTTTTACAGCAGTGGACTCCGAAGAATCCACTACTTTCTTAGGTCTAGGCATCACTCAATCCTTATACTGCAGTCTCAGCGCCAGCGGCAACATACGCAACACCTAAGGTAGCGGGGTACAAGACCTTTCCACCGTAGACGTTCAATGCACGCATCTTGTCCTCAAAGGCCGCTTCAGCACGCAGTGCCTCGACTTTTTCAAGCTGATGGGCAAAACCAATGCTCATGTCCTTGATGAAGAACATCGGGGCATACCAAGTATCACCGGAATGCTGAATGTTGTTGGAGACATAGACCTCAAACCCAAGGTAATTCCCAATGCTACCGTTGGCCAGAGTTGCGCTGTTGTCGGTGTCACGGATAATCTTTGCAAGAAGCATCTTCTCCTTTACCCAAGGCGGAACAACCGCTACACGACCAGCCTGTGGTGCGTTGGCTTCGTCAAACTCTCGACCTGCGCCAGTGAACAACGAAATGATGTTCGCACTGGTAATGGAAGTCGGAGCTACAGTGGTACCGGAAACAGTGATTCCTGCATTTGCATATTCCTTTGCAATGAAAGCGTCAATGTCATTTGCCATACCATAAGCAATCCGCTGAGAGAGCTTGGATACCAATTTAGGCTTGGACTGCACAGCGTCAACATCGTCAATCTTTACGGCGGCATAGACCTTCTGATTGATAAGAAGAATCTTGTCAGCGTCAGTCAGCTCTTCATAGTTGACGGTGCCGGAGTAAGCCGCAACAGAGACGTTGCCGACTTCGCTAATCTTTACACTAGAGCCGTAGCCCTTAATCTCGCCTTCGAAGTCCTTGTTTGCGAGAGCACCAAAGACAAGCGAGTTGTCCAGGTTCTCAAGAATGTTGTCTGCCCAAAGCTGGGGCTTGAAATTGTCGTATGCCATGTTTTACCTCTATACAATGTACCCGTTGTCTCTACGGGCTTTTTGGCGTTCCTCACGGGTTGGGAGCTTTTCAATTTCAGCTTCAGTGAGCTTCGTTTTGGTATCTCCACCCTTCGGTGGCTCGCCTTTCAGTCTTTTCGCTATCTCGGCTTCGGAGCGTTTATGCGCCAGCTCGTCAAGATACTTGTTCAGTGCCTTTACGTCAGCCTTAATCTCGTCCTCAGTCTCACCGCTAATGCGATTTGCAAATTCTGCAGGTAAACCCACACTAGCAAGTTCCTTGATGATTTGGAGATTAACCTTTTCACGCTTGATTGCGTCTTTCTCTGCTTGGAGTTCCTTGCGTTCTGCCTCTAGCTTTTCGGCTTCGGTCATTTTTTCCTGTTCGGTCAATTTGACTTTCTTCTCAAGTTCCGAATTGCGCTTGTTCAGCCCAGCAAGTTCTTTTTTGTACTTCTCTTCGAGTTCAGCAATCTTGTTGTCAAGACCTTCTGTCTTTGGCTCTTCGACCTGTACCTGTTCCTCGACCTGTACCTGTTCATCTGCCATGTTAACACCTCTTTGTCATTCTGTCAATTTTAACACTATCTGTGTCTGTGTTAATAATACCACGATATTAAGCTGTTGTAAAGTTTAGCTTAACCCTCTTTCCTTCCATGTCTTATAATCCCTAAAGGTAGCAAGCTCACTCTTGCCTGTCACAGGGTTGATACCTCTGCGTACCGTTGGCTCAATTCCCTTGACTACATCAATGGTTGTGCATCTGCAGTTGATATCTTCCGCTGGGTCGCCAAAATCCCCAGGATATCTAGCAGAGAGTCCATGAATATGAAACAAGCCATTCTCATCCTCGTACTGCCCATCCAATGTTTGGTGGCTATCCCTTGTGCGTCCATCCAATGTGGCTACCCATTGCCTACGAATATCCATACCCTCAGCCTTCAAGTCCTCGCTGTTGAGATATGAACCTGCGTTTGCTAATCTGTTGCCTTCAGTCCTCACAACCCTCAGCGCATTGTAAGCGTTGCCATCAAAGGTTTTCTTGAGTGCTTGTGCCTGCTTGGTGTAGGATTTGCCTGTGATCAAACCTTGTTTCACTACCCTTATTGTCTTGGTCAATTCATTGTTGAGGTTGTTGACCAAGATGCCTGTAAGCGTATCCCCACTTGGTGGAACCATACCCTCTGCAATCCGTCTCAGCCTTTCATCCCTAATATCGGTCAGCCTTGATACATCACCTGTAACCGCAATGTCTCTGACTAGTGGGTTTGGTGCAGCAAACTTAACATCCATGCCAATCTCATCTGCGAAGAATGCCATGGTGTATCTGTCCATAAGGTAGGATTCATCAAAGGTCGTATACATGCCTTTGGTGATGGTGCTTCTCGTCTCCCTGCCTATCTGCAAGTATATACCCTTGATTTCCTTCTCCATGGTCTGAAGCCGGTTGTAGAGGTTGAGCGTCTTGTAGTAGTCAGCTCCCTCTATTCCTACCAAGTGCTTAGCATAGGCATCCTTGACCAATCCTGTGATATTGTCCCTACCATAGCGATAGGTCTTCTTGATATCGTTCTCGATACCTGTGAGGATGGAGTCTATTGTCTCTTGCTTAGCTTTCTGGAGCATCCATTACCTCATCAAGATTAATCATCGGTGCCTCGCCCCCTAATCGCTCTTGCTCGATATCACTGTTAAGCCCTACCCACTCTTGCTTAGTTTGGCTGGATATCCAATCCACTCCGGTCAAAACCTGTATAAGTGTCTCGTTATCATCTGGCAAGGTGCGCTCAAATGTCACACTAATCTGCTCTGGTTGCATGTTGTCTCTAAGACGCACAAGTTCAGCAATAAGGGAGAGACGCTTCTGTGTACCTTCAATGAATACCATCTCAATTCTCTTGGAGTACATATTCATGTCGAAGAGCTTAATCTTCAAAGCTTTTGCTGATGCTTCACCTTCCATATGTGTATGCCAATCCACTGTATGCGAATGGCGGTAAATCTCTTGGATGAGCAGGTCGGTGACATACTTACGGAATTCTGGTGAAAGGTTCTTCTCCAGGAATTGGGGTGTAATCTCATCCTTGGTGATATCCTCTAAGGTCTTAATCTCGTTGAGGTGGTCTCTGTCCTCCGGTGTAAGTTGCTTGCCAAGAAGGAGGATTGCATCAACTATGCGATCAATCTCGTTTGAGTTGCCTGTTATCGCCCAATCCAAAGCCTCGATGTAGGATACAACAGAATCAAAGGGTGAGGTATCACCAATCATCTCTGAGCGGTATTCAACTACCGGACACTGTGAAAACTGTAATGTCTTTGGCTCTTCCAATAGCTCGTAAGCTCCCTTCTCGTTTGCCTTAAACTGTGACCACTCGGAAGCACTGATGTAATCTGCCAGCTTAGAACCGTTGCTCTCCCTAAACCATACAATGGAAATAAGCTCCGGCTCGATGGTATCGGAGTAGATAGGAACGACAGAGAGAGGGTCTAATGGTGCAAACTTAATCTCGGTTGCCTTGAGGTTCTTCCCATCCCCTACGGTGTACACAAGCTCATAGGCACGATTGAAGGTAAGAGCATAGAGTCCTGCCTTCATATCCTTCACGCTTACATTGTTTGCGTCAAGTATCTTTTGCATGTGCGCTTCATACTCTGCATTCTCGCTGTCATATTGCACGTTGGAGAACAGATACCCTGCATGTGTGTCAATGACGGTGCTAAAGTAAGCAGTAGGGACACACCAGTTTGGGGTGCGTCTCTTCATCTCTCTTTGTCTGATACGCTCCATGAGGTTTGGGTTACGCTTCATGTACAAATCGTAATATAACTGCATCTGCCGATACTGTTTTGTACTGGTATATCCATCAATCAACTTCTTGATATCTTGTCCGTCCATGTTATCTCCCTACGGAATATGTTCCCTTCTCTAATCTTTGCACCGTGCAAGCTGCGGAGTCCGGTGCATCATCATGCCCTTGGTTCTCCTGGTAATCAACTATCTGTTCTATATACATCGGGTCTGTCTCTGGTGTCCAGAAAATACTGTTCCATGAGCTTTTGAGGTGTGTGCTTATCTTGATGTGCTTATTCATATGCTCGGAGTACGTTGAGATATTGGGCCACATCTGCCCGAACTCCTTAGCCAAATATCCCTTGTCAGCATTGCGCTCCATGTAGAGCGTACCTGCTTTGTACTTCTGCAAGAGGGATAGTATCTCGTTGTAGTGGTTCTGTACATGTGATTGCCACACCTTACCAAATCCATAGAGCTTGCTTCCATCTTTACACATGATGGTGAGAGCAGTAGTATCCGCTCCGCCATATGATGCGTCAATGTGAGCGATACCATCCAAGTAAGGATACTTCTCATATTTCGGATTGGGAAATAAACAATCCTCATCAGCCACATGCTTCAGTTCGTAGTTTGCGGAGAACAAAGAAGCGGTCATGCTCTGCTTCTTCTTGAGTATCCCTTCCTCGTCAAACAGCCCTGTGTCGTAGATGGTGAATACCTCTGGTTCCGGCATAAGCCTAAAGGTATCCATCTTGTGCCATGGTGTTCCGGTGTTGAGTATCACCCCTTCCTTGGTTCTGATGTTCTGCAACTCTTGGTATACATTATCCGTCTGGATTCGCTCAGCGTTAGAGATACGGTCTTTGAGGGTGACAATATCATCGGTGTAGATGCGCTTGAAGTGCTTGCCAGTGATAGCGAATGAGCGAATACCATCTGCTACGAGTTGGGATTCCTTCGCCCCATCATTCTTGAATAGGTTGGTGTGTATCTCTGTCTGTGTGAACTTGATTAATTCAATCTCATTGCCATACACCAGCTTTGCTATCTCTTGGGTTACAGGATGCAAGAGACAACGCTTGACAGCACGGACAAACTCAATGGTAGAACCGCTTTCTTTCCTAAGCAGCAATATTGTTTCCGTTGGTCGGAGAACCATAACCAGAGTAACAGCTACGATAAGACAAGTTGTCTTATATGAATCACGATGAGCTTGTAGGGTATAATCATCATCCTTCCAAACAAGCTTGCTAATCCAATCATTATGAAATGGGGTTATAAGGTCGAAGCCTAAAAGGTTTGCATAGAGATAAGGTTCTTCAATGAGTTGATCTAACTCACTTCTTGTCATTGTATTTCGCCCTTATCTCTTCAATCTTAGTTGAAATATCAACTTGCATTTCACCAGTAACACTTATTTCTTGTTTGTCACGCCAGCTTTGAGGTCTACGGTTCTTGAGCCAGAAGAAACATGCGGTAGAATCTGGTGGTTGGTATCGTGCTACCATCTTTGTCTCAAGTTTCTCTATCTGTCTACCTTCTTCATCATAAGCCTTGCACTTAAACCCTATCTCTTCCATATAGGAGAATCCACTAGCTCTTGTGAACAGTGCTTCTGACACTATAGAATCGGATACTATCTTACCCTTTTTTAAGGACTCCGAAAAATCCTTATGCTCAAGTTTCCAAAGGTTGAATGTTGATACACTCACCTCAAAAAAGTCTGCCATTTCCTTGTCAGTCGCACCAAGCCTACAAAGCTTTTCAGCTTGTTTACAATACTCTTCCTTGAATTTGCTTGGTCTCCCTACATTCTTAGCCATGCTTTAATTATAACACCTTTTGTTTATATGTCAACTATACAAGAAAACCCTAGATACCGCACAGGCTAAATATCTAGGGCCCATTACTATGAATTGTGAATTCCAGAAACTATAATCAGTATAGCATGGGTTGGTGAGTTGTCAAGGATATACTCTGGCATAGAAAAACCCCTCGAAGAGGGGGTGATATTAATCTTCTTCCATTATGGCTTTCGATATTTCAGAATCTGCTTTTTTGAACTCTTCTGAACTTATCCCAGACTTTGCAATAATCTCACTAATAGCAAGCGCATTCTGTTGTAACTCTTTGTTTGTCATTTGCTTTTACCCTCCTTTTAAGTTTATTGACTTGTCTTATTGCTATTCCAATAGTATTGCTGT